CCTGCGAGGTGCCGCCTCCCCCAATTACTGGTTCCACCCCCCTACGACCAAATCAACCGGCGTGCAGGTCAAGCTCACCGCCCGCCACAAGGGCACGCTCGTAGCCAGCGACGCAGATTTACATAATTTCGCTCGACAAGTTCTCGGACTGAAGCTCTATCCATGGCAGGAGCGAGCCATGTCCGACCTCAGTCCTAAATTCTCGCGTGTAGCTGTCAGGGCTGCGAACGGATCAGGCAAGACCAAGATGCTGTCCGCCCCCGCAGCTTTCTGGAATGCGGTGACCAACCCCGGCTCGACCACCGTTGTTACCTCCGGCGTCATGCGACAGGTTCGCGAGCAGTTCTGGCCCGCTCTACGGGAGATCGCGAGGAAGTTTCAGGGCAGTCTTAACATCACGATCAACACATCGGACATGACCATAGGTGCGCTGGACTCTCGCATCGTTGGATTCACTGCGTCTGACCCCGGTATGTTCGAGGGATTCCATGCCACCGGAGAGCATTCCTCGTTGATGATCATCCTAGACGAGGCTAAGAGCATCTCGGACCCCATTTTCGAGGCTGTTGAGAGGTGCCAGCCTGACCGGCTGCTGGTTGTGTCCTCGCCGGGAGCCAGCGAGGGTGCGTTTCACCGTGCATTCTCCCGCGAGCGTGACCTGTGGAAGTTACACGTTGTCACAGCTTACGATTGCGGGCACATCAGGCAGGATTGGATCGACTTTCAGATTAAAAAGTGGGGCAAAGACCACCCACTGATCCGCTCGATGATCTTCGCGGAGTGGATGGAGGGGGACCGCGAGTCGTTGGTGTGTCCCATGACCTTCGTTGAAGCCTGTCTGAACGATCCACCCAATCAGGACGGCACCGAGCTGTATGCTGGGTGCGACTTTGCTGCCGGTGGAGACGAGAACGTGCTTGCCATCCGCAGGGGCAACCACCTCGACGAGATGATTCACTTCCGCGAGAAGGACACGATGGCGACTGTAGGCCGGTTCCTGATGGAGTTCAGGCAGCGGGGCATCAAGCCTGACCACATATTCGCGGACGCTGGCGGCATGGGCACGCCGATGTGCGACGCACTTGCCGAGGAGGGATACAACGTCAACCGAGTCAACTTCGGTGGCCGCGCCAGAGACCCCGAGACCTATCTCAACAGGGGCACCGAGATGTGGGTGGAGACGGCGAGGCAGATCGAGGCTAGGAGCATCAGACTGCTCGACGACGAGACGATGATCAACCAGCTGGTCAACCGTCGATACACGGTGATCAAGAGCGGCAAGCTCAACCTAGAGAGCAAGGCCGAGTGCCGGTCCAGAGGTATTCCCAGCCCTGATCGTGCAGATGCTCTGGTGCTGTGCTTCGGTGGCAAGGCATACCACGGCGAAGGTGGCGATGTGTTCGCCCGCTCGATGCTGTCCGAGGTGCTGGGCGATGAGGAGGAGGGGAACGAATTGCCGGGTATCTTCTTGGGGTAGGCAGGAGTTGCCCCCCTGTCACTCCCACCTCCCCCTCTGGTATAAGGGGGGACGTTTGGTGACAACGCTCTCATAAGGTGGTGTGTTTGGTGACAGTGCTACCAATAGGTGGGGCGTTTGGTGACTCACAGCCTCTCGATTTAAGGGCTCGTCCACCCCTCCCTGCGTATTTGTGCCTCCCGCAGGCTTCCGACTCATCCTAGGGCATCCTAGGGGCACTGTTACCACCCACCGGGGGCGGCCACCCCAGCATCAGGGTGGGCGAAGTCCATCGTGAGTTCAGGCTGGGAGCGGCAAATCTTTCTCCCACCCTTCCGCTTCTTTGCGAAGACCGTGCGGCCAGCAATCGCTGCCGCTGCGTTGTCCTCGCGTATCGGTCTTCCTACGAGTCGAAGCATCCACCCGGGTGTTCTCTCCACCCAAGGCAGGCCCAACGCCGTGAGCGTTGCCCTTGTCCACGCACCTTCGGAGGACTGACAGTCCATGAGGAGTTGACGTGTGATTGTGGTCATGTTTCGAGCGTCGCTTGTTTCAACAGTGAAGTCCAGTGGAGTGTAGATGAATCTCGTGGGTCAGTTGGGTTGGTTTGGGGACAAACCTCACCCCTTGACGGAGTGAGGTTGTCAAATAGCTTTCTCGCGAGTTCAGCGGGCGGCAAGTAAGACGTAAAGAGGATCAGGTAACACGGGATTCCATCCCAACCTTCAGCGACTGGAGGTCGCGCTCTAAACCTTCCTCGGATGAAGTCCCGAGGATTTATTAAGCTGCCCGGTGATCCGGCAGCGGTGTTTTGGTCCTCAACTGCTGGAGCATTACCAGCAGGGCGGCACTTGACTTACTCCAACTCTGACGCCGGGAGTGTCGCTAAAGTTACAGGGAAGCGCAACTGTTTATTTGACACAATAACCCACCGCTGGGTTTATTATATGTGCCAGACTTTGTATAAACACCTTGATTACAAAACGCAATTGCCGCATCAATACCCGCACATTGCAAGACGACCGCAACGATTTATACGCAGCAATCCTCTCTGACCTAGCTGGTCGGCAGACGTGGGACGAGCGTTGCAAGACGTTCTACGAGATGCGCCATCATGGTCTGCGTCGCAGGAACAAGCCTTGGCCCGGTGCGTCTGACGTTCATGTTCCAATCGGTGACATGAGCATTCAGAAGCTGCTCCCCTACTACTTTCAGCAGATCTTCGCCACCGACGTTCTCGCGCAGTTCGTGCCTGTCGTAGCGCAGTCCAGTGCTGTCACCACCGCTGCCAGCCAGTGGTTCGATTACCAGCTCAAGCAGCGCACGAAGCTCGAGACTGAGATCCTGACCGTCATCGACCACCTACTCGTGAGTGGCCGAGGCGTGATGAAGGTGTACTGGAATCACGAAAGGGCTCGCTTAGAATTTCAAGCTGTCGATCCGCAGCACATCATCGTGCCTGCTTGGACCAACAGCATCGATGAGGCTGACCGCATCGTCCATGTGCAGCGTTACAGCCCGGAGGCGTATCGACGCAACGCCAACCTCCTACAGGACGAGGGCGTCATAAAGCAGATCACTGGTGCGTACAGCACCACCGCTGCCGACGACAGCAAGCAACAGGAGAAGTTCAGCCGCGAGGGCATCACTTGGTCGAGCGAGAACCACATCATCGTGTGGGAGGTCTGGACCCACAGTGGAAGCTCTCAGTGGATGTGTGAGACGTTCTCGCCGTCCGCTCCTGACATCGATCTGCGGCCCAAGATGGAGTCTCCGTATGCACACGGGAAGCCTCCATTCGTTGCGTTCTCTTACGAGATCAAAGACAAAGGCTGGTATTCGCCCCGAGGCGTCATGGAGCAGGTCGCAGTGTTTGAGGTCGAAGCTACTCGGGCGATGAACGAGAAGAACGACGCGACCACGCTCTACAACAGGCCGCTGTTCAAGAGCGCACGGGACATTCCCAACAGTGCCAACCTGCGCTTCAAGCCCGGCACCATCCTGCCTTACGACATCGCTCCGATCCAGATGCCTCAACCGCCCATCTCATTTGACTCGCAAATGATGATTGCACGCGAGCTGGCACAGCAGCGCATCACGACTCCTGACTTCGGCATCTCGTCTGTTGTGGACGCTGCTCAACGACGCACTGCGACCGAGATTCAGGCGATCAGCGGGCTTCACCAGCAGTCCTCCGACCTTCGGATGCGTATCTTCCGCATCGGACTCGCTGAGTTATATCGCCTGTCTTGGAGCCTGTTGCTGCAATACAATAAGTCGTCGCTCAACTTCTGGTATATCGACACCGTCAAGACCGTGCCTCAAGAGGGCTTGCATGAGCGTTATGGCATCATCCCGTCCGGCTCTGCCGACGGTGTGAACAAGCCCTTGCTAGTGCAGAAGGTCTTCCAACGCTATCAACTTCTCAGCGGCAATCCCTTCATCGATCAGGGTGAGCTTGTGAAGAGCGTGCTGGAGGCTGATGACGCCACTTTGGTTCGCCGCCTGTTTGTCGATCCACAGGGGCAGCAGGTCGAGCAGTCCGAAGACCAAGCTCTTGAACTTTCCATCTTACGCTTGGGCTTCCCGGCACAGGTTAGACCGAACGATGACCATAAGACTCACATCCAGACCTGTCTGGCCTATGTGACTTCGCGTGTACAAACCGGGTCCGCAACCGAACCGTTGGAAGCCCAAGCACTCCAGCAGCACCTGATGGCGCACATTGAGGCGATTCGCGCAACGGACAAGAAGCAAGCCAAGGAAGCCGAGGACGCGGTGCGTGTGGTGTTTGAACAGGCGGCACAATTTGAAGCGCAGCAGCAGCAGCAACAGCAAACCAATGCTAAAACTCCTCAAGTCCCTGCTGGCACCCCAGCAGGTATGCCAACCCGCTGAACCACTGGAGTGGACTCAGGGCGATGCAGCAGCGTTGCACGCACTGCTACGCACCGAGGCTGGGGAGCGTCTGGCGAGCCACTTGCGGCATCTTGTGTTCGTCGAATCGATGCGCCTTCTGTCTGATGGCAATCCTCGCGAGAGCTTAGAGTTTCGCGTTGGGCGTGCGTCTGGGATCAAGGCTGCCGTAGCGTATATCGACGCTCTGGCTTATGTGGACACTGCGGAGGAAATAGAACATGAGTGAATCAAACCAATCTGTGATGGAAGCTCCGGTGCAACAGGCCGAGGCGGCAGGCAATCCTGCGGAGGGTAATGAGCGAAGCGTCCTACTACAATCGTTGGCTGCCCACGACAGCGGCAGTAGAGATGTAGGGCCGGGTCTCAGCGAGCGTAGCCAAGTCCAGCCACTCGCACTGGACACTCCGAAGGAAAGCAAGCCGGTCAAAGCCGACGTTGAGCCTGTGGCCGACGCACAAGCGAAAAGCGAACCCGCTGAAGAGTCGAAGTATGCGAAAGCAAAGGATAGACTCGGTAAGCAGTGGGGCAAACTGACCGAGGAAAAGGAAGCTCTCAAGCGCGACCGTGAGGCCGCTGCTGCTGAGAAGGCTGAAGCTGAGTTGTTCAAGACCAAAGCACTCCAAGAAGTCAAGGAGGCTAGGCAAAATGCTAACATACGGCCCGAAGCGTATGAGGAAGTTGCAGAGCGTTTCGCTGAAGAGGGTCGAGACGATTTAGCCAAAGCCGCACGCGACAAGGCCGCTGCCATGCGCGACTCGCTCCAAAAAGAGCGTGCCGAGCTGGACAAGAGCAGGGCAGAAAATGCGTGGGCGAAGAACTTCCAAGAACTCGTCAGCACCAGCCCAGAACTGGCGACGGATGGCTCCGAGCTTAATAGCGCGGTCAAGCACATCCTGAAACAACGCCCTGTGTTGCAGACCTATCCTGACGGCATCAAAGATGCCGTGGAGGTCGCGAAGTTCTACATCGAAGGCAAGAAGGCCCAAGAGATCACAAAGGAGCGCGACACGCTGAAGGCGAAGGTGCAGGAATTGGAGCGGAAGTTGCAGCCGGGTGGCGCGAGTGCGTCTCCCATTGAGCGCAGCAGCAGGTTTGAGTCATTGGATAGTGCCGCACAGAAGGAATACCTTTTGAGTCGCTTTCGTGAATCAGATGCTATGTCGCTCAGTCGGTGAAACGACGGTATAAAACACAAACAATATGGCTACGACCACGACCAGCACAGTCTCCGATCAGTTCCGCAACTACTTCAGCAAGGAATTGCTGAAGAAGATCCTCCCGCAGCTCCAGCTTCAGGCTTTCGCCAAGAAGGCCAACCTGCCGGAGCGCACCGGAAGCAAGGCTATCAGCTTCTTCCGCTTCAACGAACCCAGCACGACCACCATCGTTGCCACCTCGACGGAAGGCACGACTCCGTCATCCAGCGAGAAGCAACTCGCCCTCACCAAGATCGATGCGACGCTCGTCCAATACGTCCAGACCATCGCCATCTCGGACATCCTGACTGCCACCGAGCTGTTCAACCACGTCGAGGAGGCTGTTCGCCAGCAGGGCGAAGATGCCGCGCTCCACTGCGACACGATCATCCGTGCCGAGTTGGCGTCGAACGTGACCGACAAGCAGTATCTCTACGCTGGCGCGTCCACGAACCACGCTGGTGTGGTCGCCGCCCCCACCGTTGGTATCAGCACTGCTGACGTGTTGGACGCCGCTACGAGCATCAAGCGTTACTCCGCTCGCCCCATCGGCAACAGCTACGCGCTTGTCGTGCCGGTCGAGGTCAGCCGCGATTTGCAACGCGACACCAACTGGCTCAACGTGTCTGCCTACTCCGCCCCCGAAGGCTTCTTCAACGGCGAGGTCGGCAAGATCTACGGCTGCCGAGTGATGGAGACGACCAACGGTTGGCGTTCGACCACGCAATACACCTACTCCAGCTCGGGTGCGGCGTTCAGTTCGTTCCTGCTCGGCATGGATTCGTTCGGCGTGCCCAACCTGTCCAGCCAGTCGCCGTTCAGCCCTAAGGTGATGATCGCTGACGGCGCAGACAAGGCCGACCCTGCTGGCCTCAAGACGACCATCGCTTTCAAGAGCTTCTACGCCGCGAAGGTTCTCCAACCGAAGCACATCTGCGAGATCTACAGCGGCACTGGTTTCGCCGCCTAATAGC